ATATACTTGTGCATTACCAAGTACTTGTGCATTACCATATACTTGTGCATTACCAAGTACTTGTGCATTACCATATACTAGTGCATTACCATATACTTGTGCATCTGGTCCTAAAAATGCTTTTTCATCCACAGTAGATGTATCTGCTACCCAACCACCACCATTAGGATGCTGATGTGCTGGAACTGGACCATTACCGTCATTAAAATCATAAGTTATATTCATTGTTACATTCTGACCTAGTAGAGACTCAAGACCTTCAGCAGCAGAAGTTTCAGTTACGATTTTCATGTTAAGATCTTTCCATTAAAAAGGGTGATTGGACGAATCCAACCACCAATATTTATTTACCAGTTACGTGAGAACACATATCCACCATTAGACATCACTACATCGTCAATGAACAGATCTATTGAAAATTTTTCGTAATCAAAATACATTTTAGCAAATTCTGATACACCATCCAACATACCTGTAGAATCTACAAAGTCTTCAGTGTACTCTATTGGAGAGAACCAATGCCCACGATATGCATCTAGGATAGTATCCACATCATCGACATACCCTTCACCGAAACATTCTTCAAATGCTTCAAAGATTTCTTCAGAATCTTCACCATACATAGGATAAAGGTCTTCGATGATTTGTGTTTTGTTTGTCATGTTGTATCTCCGTTTCTCAATGATGTACACATTATATCAATTTGAATGGGATTGTCAACTGTTAAAATTCTGTATTGATTTCAAATAGTTAAGGGGAGATAGCAGAACTACCTCCCCCCAAATTTCAACAGAATGTAGGTCATGGACGAGAGGAACCCCACCTTTTTCCCCGTCAATTCCTGGAGCAAAATTAACTTTTAACCCTTGCCGCTTGCAATAAATCGCAGACATGACTAGTCATGATATTATTTATAAAAACAAAAAATTTAATTCAAAATAAATTCTGGAGTCCATCCATCAAATCCACCACCACGATTTAAGAAATCACAAAAATCAATAGCAACATTTTTATTTTTTGTTCTCTTTAATACTAAATCAGTATTGTTTTCAATTACATTATAATGTTTATTATGCCAAAGAACTTTATAATTCATCATCAATACCTTCTTTTAATACTGTGTTAATATGTTCAATTTCATTATGTAAATTATCTAGTAATTTATTTTTTTGATCCATAGTAAAATCATCAAAATCTTCTCCATCCAAAACATTATAATATGTACAACGAAGTTGATATTGATATACTAGAATCTTATTCAATTCCTGATTAAAATTAATTTCTATCTCTTCCATTAAGTGAATCCTCTAAATTTGCTTTTATCAAATGATTTCTTTCCACGTTCAATTTCTTCTGATCCAAATGTGGTATTATCCATTACTGGCCCATCTAATATATCCTCTTGATAACTATCATCTACATCATATAACCTCATCTTACTCCTATCTACACCAACTACAAATCGTTTGTTTACTGAAGGATCACCATAACGATTTTTCAATTGTTTAATCATAATTTGATTTAGGTCTTCAAGTTCTTCTGTTGAAATCAATGCAATCATAAAATCAACAGTCATAGGTAGACCGATTGAATCTGAAGTATTTTCCAAACCAACATCAGAAGAATTTAATGCTCCACGATTAGATTGTGTTGCAGTCATGATAGGTAATTCTTGTTCAACAGCAAGTCCACGCAATTCTTCTGCAATTGATTTAATATATGAATATGTATTCACTTGTGAACCAGATTTAATTCTAGATGATACACAAAGGTTCAAATAATCAATGTAAATTATATCAGGAACAAAGTTTTTCTTGATTTTCAATTCTGTTAAAAGATGTCTAAAATGACCAGAACCAGCTGATGCTGTTGGATATTCCTTGATAATTAATTTGCCTTTAGTGGTTTCTTTTACTTTCTCCATTTTTTTAATGTAATCATTTTTACTGAGCAATAATAAATCATCTACAGGAATATCTAGTAGGTTTGTATCAATACGTTGTGCAATTCGTTCCTCAGCCATTTCTAATGTAATATAGAGAACATTATGATTACACATAAGATTATGAGCTGCCATATGACACATTGCCATACTTTTCCCAACACCTGTTCCTGCAATCATACAATTTAATGTTTTTGGAGGCAATCCACCACCAGTAATTTTGTTTAGATAATGTAGATTAAAATCAATACGTTTTTCTTTAGTATGGTAAACATCATATCGATTTGCAGCATCAAATACAAAATCATGACCAATATTTGAATCAAAACTAACTTGTAATGCTTCTTGTAATAACTTAGGTATTGCACCCTTTGTCATAGTAGAATTTGAATCAATAATTTTAATCGATTCACGAATTGCATTATATACAGATTTATCTTGACAAAACTCTTCAGTCTTATCAACCAACCAATCTAAATTAGTAGTATCATCAATCTCTAATACTTGAATTAATGTTTTTACTTCATTGTACTGTGTTTCTGATAATGTTTCTAGATTTTGAAGGTCGATATACAAAATTTCTTTTGTTGGAAAGTTATTATATTTGTTTACATATGATTCGATTAGTTTGAATAATTCTTTTTGATTATTGTCATGAAAGTACTCTTCTTTGAGGAATGGCAGAATTTTCCTACCATATTCCTCATTATGAATAAGATGTGCAAGGATAGTTGTTTCCATTTATTTTCTTTCTTTATCGTAATAAAACCCATATGATTCCATAAAATCTTCATTAGACATATTACGAATTGATTCTGCACGTTTTGTATAATATTTTATCACTTCTTTCTGAATATCATATCTGTTATAACCACAACCATTATCTTGAAATACTTCACAAACACAATAGAATTGTTGTGGGCAATCTTTTTTTACTAAATCAATTTCACTTGGTAGAATATTAATACTGAATAGTTCATCCTTGATCATTTTTCACCTCAAATGTTGGAAATGTTCTTTTTACTATGTGATTATATTCTTTATTACCAGATTTGTCAATACCTGAGTAATAATTCTTTTCCCAATGAGTTGAAATTTGTTCAGGATTCATATCAGAAAAACCTTGATTTGTTTGTTGTATATAATCTAATTTTGTATTTACTATTCTTCTTTCTGAAGCCCATTCATCAAATTTTTGTTTTACTTCTGTATCATCATTAATATCCATCATATCTACATCCAATGATGAATAGTCATGTTGTATAGGTAAAATAAAACACAATGGATCTCCTTTTTTAAATTGAAATGTTCCTGGTTTATATAATTTCCAATTCATAGTAAAAGTAAATGGACACCAAAAAGTTTCAACAATACCTGTTAATGGTGACATATAATCCACATAAAAATTAGGTGCACCTGTAACTAACATATCAACATTTTCAGATGATTTGAAAAGATAACCAGGATGAATAGTTACGATACCCCAACCAAAAGTAGAAACAGCAAAATTATCAGACTTATTTTCAAAATGCACGTGTAAATCATTCTTATGATTACTCCCATTCCATGAAATTAAAAAATCGGATGGGGCTAAAAGTTCCCATCCTGTAGTATTTGCAATTTGTAGAGGTAGACAACGATATGCATACTTATGAATAGTATCATCCATCCATTGTCTTTGTTTACGTCCTGGAATTAATTCCAAAGGGTTTTCATGTAGTTTGTATGCTGTTATCTTCATTTAGTATTATCTTTTTTAACTAATAGCAATATCGAACGCAATACTGATTCTTGTTTCATTTGATAGATTAGTTTGAACTTGATGGGCAATCCAACAAGGAAAAATGTATAAATGTTTCTCTTTCGGTTGAACCAAGATGTTAGAATTGTTGAATTGGTTTGGAACATCAATGTATTCACCTTTCATCACGAAATCAAAAGGTGCAATTGGTGTAATCATTTGAAGATTGCCTGAGTGCTCTGGAACCTTAACATAATAGATTCCTGTAAATACACCTCCACTATGAGTATGCATCGAATTGTGAGTTCCAGGAGGATTTATATTTACCCAACATTGGTCTACGGTTTTCTTGAGTGAAGTTTTAAATCCCATATAATCATGTAACCAATTTACCTGTTCTGTAATTTTTTTATGTAGTTCGAGTAAAGATTCGGTTGTTGACATATCAAAAATATTACTTTGATATCCGCCTTCATTTGAGACCTGTCTTCCAGAATCATTATTTGGCAATTTTTCACAAAAATCAAGTATATTAGTATTATCAACATTCAGTTCATCATGAGCCAAAATGTTCACGAAAATGTTATCAATATTCATTAATCATTCTACCTCATCATAATCCATCATACTACTTGTTGAACCTATTTGATATTTCTTTTGAATGAAATCACTGAAGTCAGTATTTTTGAAAATATCAATCCAAAATTCTTTATCATTGATAATTTGTTTTTCTCGATATGACTTTTCTTCTCCTGGTTTTGAATACCATCCTTGTTTTGGTTTAATAACCGAACCATGTTCCAATGCAAGTTCGAGGAGACCAGACCATCTGTTGATGCCACCTTCCCAGCTGATAGAGATTGGTACTTTAGATTTTTCTTTAACATATCTTGATTTTTCCACATTGATTACAAAATGATAACCTTTAATATCAGAACCATCTTTATCTTGTTGCCGACCAAGAATCCAGATAGTATCTGCCGAGTAATATGCACCTGTGTTATGAGAGATAACACCATTTTCAAATGCATATTGTTGCATATCATAATCATCAGAAGCAATAGATAAGTCATATACGAGTCTATTGCCTACAGGTGTAATAGATTTAATTTTCATAATATGTTTCCTTGTATGTTGACTTTATTTTTTCTTACAGTTGTCGTTGTGCCATCTCTTGATATTACCCATATTAGATGTTACGCCACAATGAACACACGTCCCTTGTTTTTGTGATATTGCAGCAGGATTTTTCCAAACAGTTTCATCATATAATTTTTTTTTGGATTTGTCAACCTTTATACATTCTCCTGTGTTGATATTCTTAATTGTAATCTTACCCTTATTACTTGCACTTACGGCCGTTTTTTGTTTATCAGATGCAGGTTTTTTGGCAACCTTGTCAATCCAATTAGCAATTCGTTCCTGTGGTACATCATGTTCTTCATACCATTTTTTCATCTTTTCAGACAATATCTTTTTAGTTTCTTCAGAGTGTGTTTTGCCGTAAAAAGGATTGTTTTCGCCTTTCATAGTCGCTTTCAATGTCTTTATAAGTGCTTTTTTTGATATTTCGTGTTGCTTTGCAGTGAAAAATCTTTTTTGGTTCGAACTACATCTTAGCATTGAAAACCATGCGTGTGCCAATGAAGATGTTCTGTAATGTTTATAAAGTAAATGATGTGCAACATAATGTTCTTTGGCAGTCAATCTTATTAAATTTTCTGGCGAATCGTCACCGCCTTGACATCTAGGTATTATATGATGCAATTCGCCGTAAATATCATCTGATAATATATTAGTTTTTCTTTTAGCAATCAAAGAATTGTAAATTGATAAATAGTTCATGTAAGGTTCCTTTAAGTTGTTATAGTACTTCAACAATACTATTTATACTTTTAGGAACCTTACTATAGTGCTGATAATTAAATTACTTCAGCATCCATACCTATAATCAAGTCTTTACATTCAACCCATTCACCATCAATGATGAACTTATGCGTTGCACTACATATTACTTTGTAGCCATCTTCAAATTCAATCTCATAGCATTCAGGATTACCATCATCGAGAGTTTCTGGATTCCAAACATGACTCACTCTTTGTTCACCATACTTGGTAATTACTATATCACCTTCTTTAAAGTCTTGAATTGCTTTCAGACCATCTGGAGTTTGAATCATAGTATCTTCTACAACACAACCACCAGAAACAATATCCTTTGGAAAGAGACCAATTTCTTTATAGGTATGATTAATGACACACATTGGAATATCTTTAAGACTTAGATGTGGTGTAATCATTCTGAATAGAGATTTCAGTTGTTTTGCTCTAGACATATCAGCAACTGATTTTTCATTTAATGCATCATCAACTTCTTTTTTAGAAGCCAAATTACCAATTGAATCAATCACAATCATGATTTGGTCTTCACGTTGCAATTCATTTAATTGTTTCATAACATCAAATTTTAATTGCTCAACATCAGTAATTGGTGTATGAATAACAGAATCAGTATCGATTTCAAAAGAACCAAAATAATCTTGTGGTGAACCAAATTCAGAATCATAAAATAGAACCACACCTTCAGGATACTTATTCAAAAAAGATTTCACCATTAGTAGTGTAAAACCTGTTTTGAAATGTTTTGATGGACCAGAAATCATTGTTAATCCTGGAGTAAACCCGCCATCAATTGTTCCTGATAATGCAACATTAATCATTGGAACAGGTGTAGTAATCATATCCTTTTTACCAAATATTTTGGAATTTGATAATGTAGATGTTTCTTTAACTGTTGAATTTTTGATCAATCGTTCTTTTAGGCTCATTTAGTTCTCCTAAGTAAAAAAATCATTAAGACTATTTGTTTTTTCAGTTTTCCATCCAATCTTATCAAGTATCGTTTTAATTGGATCAAGAAAAGATTTCTCAAATTGTAAATCATAATCAATATATGATTCAAGATTGAATTCAGATGGAATCTTATTTGAAACAGATATCACATTTTCGTGAAGTGGATTTGGTAATTTTAAGTAACAGAATTTAATTTTTTCCTTATCAAAGATCATTTCATATTTGTTTTCCAAGTTATGTTTTTTCAAATGATGATTAAATAATAAGGCACCACGAACATGAATTGGAGTACCTTTCTTATAGATATTACCATAATCCTTATATTTGTCAAGATTATTTACTCCTCTTGGAAAAGAAATTTCTTCAAAGGATAATGTTTTAAATTTATTTCGAAAATTTTCTATGTATTCAATTGCATCATCTTCATTACCTTGTAGAATCACTTTTAATGCATTTTTAATTGAATCTCTACATGATGATGGTGTTGATGAACGAACAGCTTCAATACCCATCATTTTCAATTTTGGTTCATCATACTGAACACCTTCATTATTGTGAACATTTAAGATATATCTTTTTTTGGCAATGAATATACCACGATCAGAAATTCCTTCACGTTTCATAAACATCATCTGTTTATATGCTCTCATATGTTCAGCAAGTTCATCAAAAATCTTATTTAAGTATGGTTGAACCTTTTCTTCACAAAATTTATCCAATAGAGACACAATTTTACTTTTATCTGTCATACCAGATTTTTGAACAATTTCATTGAAGTTCATGTATAATGAATCAGTATCAGATGCAATACAATAATCAATATTTTCTGTTTTCAATAGATTATTCATATATTGATTCATTTTGTGTTCAGCCCATTGAATAGTTAATTGGCCTGATAATGTAATTGATTCTGCATATTTTAAATCAAACCATCTAAAATATTCATTTGCAAGTGCACCATAAGCTGAATTCAAACGAATTTTTAATGCCATCTGAAGATTATCATACTTAGATATTTCATATTCTAATTTTTTAGATTTTGTTACTTCATAGGTCTTTTTCAATTCCAACATTTTAGTTTTGTACTCTTTACGTTTTAAAAAGAATTCCTCCATCAATGCTGGCAAAAAACCCTGAAATTCCTTTGTATAAGTACAGGAATTAGATGTAAAAGATAAATTGTTTTCATCTAAATAATCATGATACTTATCAATACCATTTGTTAATAGTTGTTGTGTATTAAACTTTTCCTGAATTGTAGATTTGTAGGTATCAGGTGAAATATTATATCCCATGATGATATGTGGATAAAGTGATGTTAAATCAAAGGAAACTATCCAATCGAACATTCCTGTTTGTGGAACTTTAACAAATCCTCCAGCTGGTATTCTATTTGCTTTCTCATAAACTTTCTTTGGAATAACTTTATTCTGATCCATCAAATAATTGTGAATAGTTACATCCCATGATTTAACAGTTGCTAATGAATCATTATAGTTACAACCTGAATCATATGCAATTGTATAAACCAAATCCAATAGTTTCATTTTATCATCAAGACGTTTTACAAGAACACAATCTCGAATGTTATATTCAATGAATTTTTGATGATCATTTTCATATAATGCATTCAATGAACCATAATCAGAATAATCTAATTTACGTTCACCCAATTCAATAAATGCAATATGATCAAGTTTATAGGTTTCTTGTTGTGTATAAGTAAACTTCTTATATAATTGAAGATAATCTAATACACTAATACCAAGTGGACTGAAGGATTGATTATCTCTACCCATAAATGAAACTGTTTTTTGATCAAGAATACCCCAAGGTGATAATTTCTTTGCGTATTCATCACCTAAAATCTTTACGATTCGATTGACACAATATGGGATATCAAAAAATTCCACGTTCCATCCAGTAATGACATCTGGACGATAAACATCATGAGACCAAATTTTGATAAACTTATGTAATAGATCTACTTCATCTTTACACTTAATATATTTGATATTTGAATCATTAGTATCAAAATCCTTATAACCGAGAACGAAGGTTATATCATCATAAAGCATAGTAATTGCAGTAATTTCTGACCCAGCTGATTCTATATCAGGATAACCATCTGCGGTTGATACTTCGATATCAATTACAAGAGTTTTAATTTGATTTGTATCATACTTAATATTTTTAAATGTATCATAGATGTAGACATATGGAAAATTATTGAGTCCATAGATTTCAAAATTATCTACATCTTCATAATTTTTGTAGAATTCTTTTGCTTCATTGATTGAATTGAATGTGATTTTATCCACGGGTTTACCATGGATAGTTTTATATTTCGATTTATTTTTTGATGGAACAAAAAGGTATGGTTTATATTTTATTTCATTTTTATATCGTTTACCATTTTCATATCCACATACCAGGATACGATTTCGTCTTTGTGTTACGTTTGTATAGAAATGCATAAATTACCTCAGAGTATTGTAATTGTTATTACTATACACCGAAAATAATCAACTGTCAATCATTATTTTTCCTCTACAGAGTTGTGTTACTTTAACATCCCAAGATTTAAATGCTGCTTTTATAACAGGAATTGTTAATTGTGGTTTAGAATTGCCACACATGAATATATCCATTGCAGCATAATTTTTTTCTGGCCAGGTATGAATTGAGATATGACTTTCTGCAAGAACTGCAACACCAGAAACACCACCATTTAATTCAAATTGATGTGTATCAATGTGTAATAAAGTTGCTCCTGCTGCTTCTACACATTGAAGAAGAGTGCTATGTATATGGATTTCATTATCTAAATTTTTGCCATTAAATATATCAATGATCAAATGGTCTCCAGCATATTCAAAATTATCTTCAACAATAAAAAAGTTCTGTGACATTCATTTCTCCAACAAAAAAAGGAACTGGAGCTTTCACACCAGTTCCTTGTGAATAGCAATCTTATTTATTTAAGAACTATTCTTCAATGTCAATTTTTTGGGGTTTTTTATGTTCTGGAATAATATTTTCCAAGAAAATTTTAAGCATACCATTCAAGAGTTTTGTTTCTTGAATTTCGATTGTATCAGCCAATTCAAATGAACGTTTGAATGCTCTATTTGCAATACCTTTATATAAGAAATTTTCTGGTTCATCTGAATTTACTTTACCTGAAATTGTTAATTGATTATCTTTTAATTCAACCTCAATTTCATTTTTAGTAAATCCAGCCAATGCAATTTCAATTGAATACTTATTTTCATCAATTTTTTTGATATTATAAGGTGGAAAAACTGGAAGTGTTTTTTGAGTAGAATTTTGAATTTCTTGAACTCTTCTTACCATATCTTCGAATCCGACAGTCATGGTTTGAAAGAGTGGATTTAAATTTGATCTATTCATATGAATCTCCTTTTAAAGCAAGATTATGTGGACACAATGTCCAATACTAATATAGTGATTATTTTTAAATTTGTCAATAGAAAAAAAGGGGGAAACCTTTTTCAGTTTCCCCTATTGGTAACTTTTATCATGAGACTAACGAAACACGAACGTTTCTCCCCTTTCTTGCCTTCTGTACAAGTCCTTTCTTTTGCATATCTTTCATTTTTAGTGATACATACGGAACACTGTTTCCAGAAAGTTTTGCAAGTTGTGTGATAGAGACATTAGGATTTCGTTTTAGAATCCTAAGACATGGATCACTATCTTGTATAGAAGGAACCTCAATTTCTACTTTTTTCTTTTGAGTACATTCCATAAGACCTGTAACACCAAAAGCAAGTAGACCATTCATCAAACAAGTAAGAGCTATTACTGCAGTGAATGGTATGAGATTTGTAACTGTTTGTGCATCCATATATGGTAGAACAAATGCAAGTCGATTTGCGCCACCATTTGCAGTCTTGGTTGAACCAGATTGAACCAGTTGATTAAATAGATCATTCTCTTTTTCGAGTAATGACCTACAATTTTTTCCACAACCACCTTTTTTAGATTCTTCAGTACGAAGTTTTTTCACTTCATTATATGCCTGTTGAATCCTTGATATCTTTTCATTATGAGAATGAATGATATCTTGTTGGTTATCAATTGCAGAACTGATTCTAGAGATGCTTACTGGAGCAGACCATAGAATTGCAAAAACAAGACCAACCGCACATAATGTTCCAGTTGAATATTGTTTTTTCTTGAATGCGATTGAACTTACAGATAAACCAAGTGCTGAACAAACAGCAATTACAATTGTAGTAATCACTGGTCCAAGTTCTGATTTATCAGACGAAACAAACTCCACATTAAGCCATGTGTCTGCTACATATCCTGCCAATCCAGCACAAATAGCAACAAGACACAGGGCCATATGTAGACCCTTAGTCATGATATTTTCTCCTGTTGTCAAACAAATGAATGGGTTATTCCATCCATCTAATATATATTATAATAAAATTCAGGAGAAAAATCAACTGTTAATATTTATTAACCTTTTCAAGCAGATATAGTTAATGATTTTATAATCATACAATTACTATGACAATCTTCCATTTCATCTATTGATAAAGATTTACCAAAATATCTACCACATTCCTTACAACTCATATATCCAAC